GTCAGGCAGGGAGGTAGTCACATAGTTAGGCATAATTCAATGAATTTTGAGTGTTTGCTTCTGCTTTGAAATATAAATTCCACGCGGAGTGTAAAATTTTTACTTCTTCTGCGCGGTCGCGATGCGGATGAAGTTGTCCAGGCCGCGGTCGCCGGTCTTCTCCGCGGAGAAGGTCTGCTTGAACTCCTTGTGTGCCGGCTTGCCGGCGGGAGTCTTCTCGACCTTGGCGAGCCTCTCGGTGATGGCCTTCAGCTGCTCCGGCATGGTCTCCTTGCCGAAGACCATCTCGCCGTCCTCACCGATGACCATGATTCCCATCCACTCCGCCATCTTGGAGACCAGGGCCTCGAGGGCGTCCACGCGGCGGCGCAGCTCGTCCTCGCCTTCCTTCGCCTCCTCGGCGGCAGGCTCCTGCTCGGCGGCTTCCACCTCGGCCTCCGGATCGCGGATCTCGGCGACCACGCCGTCGACCACCACGATGGTCTTGCCGTCCTCGACCTTGTACTCGCCGTCTGCGGCGGCGGAGCCGTCCTCGGCGAACACGCGGTCACCGGCCTTGAGGTCTTCCTCGCCTTCCCAGGAGAGGACGCCCTTGTCAGTGTTCACGCGGCCGAACTCCTCGGCCACCTCGGCGGCGTTGTCAACGATCTCGGAGACCTTGCCGTCCGCCACGCGGATGACCTTGCCGTCCTCGGTCACATAGTCGCCGTCGGCCGCAGGGGTGCGGTTGCCGTTCTCGTCCTCGACGAAGACGGCCATGTCTGCACGGAGATCCTCGTCTCCGTCCCAATGCAGCACACCCTTGTCCGTGGTGGTGCTGCCGAATGCCACCTTCACCAGTGCGGCGAGGAGGGCATTGAAGAATTTCTGAACTTTGCTCATATCTTTAGGATTGAAGATTTTGCTGAATTGTCCCGCCAGGCGGTCAACGATGTCCTGCACCTCCTGCGCGTCCTGCTCCGGCTCCAGGGCGAACACGCCCTCGAGGGAGAACCCTTTGTAGGTGCCGTCCTTGACGGCCTTCCACACCTCGTCATTGACCACATGGAAGGAGGCGAAGAGCGAGCCGTCCGCGATGTCCTCGAAGCCTGCCGGCGCGATGCCTGCGGCGGTGTCCTTGATGAAGTACTGCACCATCTGGACGCCGTCTACATCACTGCCTTCCTTGTGCATGAGGTTCACATCGTTCTGCCTGCTCTCGAGTAGGTACTTCTCCGCCATCTTGCGGATGGTGTCCGCCTTGTAGACGATGTAGTACTCGCCGTCCATCGGGTCATAGCGGTAGATGGGGAAGTCGGCGCGCATGACCACGCCGAAGATGATGCGCTTTTCCTCGTCGGCCACGCGGTAGAGGACGGCCTTCTTCTGCTTGTCGAAGGCGACGAAGTCCGACTCCACGGCAGGAGAATCGACGAGGCTGATGCGCTGCATGCCGGTGCCGTCATCGGTGATGACCGCGTTGAATACCGGGATGCCGTCTATCGTTACTATCATAGATTTCCGTTTTACAAGAGATATAGATTGCACGGAAATCGTAAACATAAAAGGGCGGAACCATCACGGCCGCGCCCTTTCCCACAAAGATATAACTTAATTATGTGGTGTCAGTTTCTATTGGAAGGTGGATTCCTGAATCTGCACCTTCATGTCCTCCTGCTTTGCCTCCAGCTCGGAGACCACCAGGTACACCTTCTTGTCGCTCGCCATCTGGTTGAGGCGCACCTCGTCGGAGGCGGAGTTGAGGATGGTGGTCTGCGGGACGGACTGAGCGAACACCGGAGCCTGCGCCATGGGAGCGGGCGAGTTTGGCGCCGCCGTCTTGGAGACATTGGTGGACTTGATCTTCGCTATCTGCGCGTAGCCGGACGCCGTGACTGCCGCGGCCTGGACGGCACCGAGGATAATTCCGTAGGGCGGCGGGACGGACTTCACGGCCTGCATGTACGCGCCGACCGCGCCGGAGATGGTGTCGATGACCGCGCCCGCGATGCGAAGGTTCTTCGCCTGCTTCGCCGCCGCCTCGTTGTTCTCCGCGTCCTCCTCGTAGATGTCCGCGAGGGACGAGAAGATGGAGGATGTCGCATCCGCGACGGAGAAGAGCATGTCGATGCGCGCCTGGCGCATCTTCTCCTCGTCCTTCAGCCGTTCCAGCTGCTCATTGGAGAATTCCTCCCAGATGGCGTTGATCTCGTCCGCCGCCTCCTGCTCCTGCTCGGTAAGGAAGGCGAGCATCTCCGCCTCCTGCGCGGCCGCGGCCTTCTCCGCCTCCATGCGCGCCTTGATGGCAGGGTCTATGAAGCTGTCGAGTTTCGAGAGGTCTACATCCATGAGGGTGTTCTCGACCACATCCTTGATCTCCTTCGCGGCGGTCTGCACCGCCTTCTTGGATTTGCCGGAATTGAGGCCCGCGGCGAACTCCTCGCCGACCTTCTGCCCCATCTCGAAGTTCTCCTTGAACGAGAATCCCTTCGTGAACGCGTCCTTGATGCCGTTGAAGGCATCGGCGGCGTCCTCCTTGATCTGCTTGAAGTTGCCGCTGAAGACATCCTTGATGATGTTGCCGAGGCCCTTGAAGGCGTTGATGGTAGTCCTGATGGGCGTGAGGACGAACTGCAGGATGGTGTTTCCCACGCCGACTGCGCCTGCGATTATCTTCTTGAAGGTCTCGCCGCCCTCGCCGCCGAGGCTGACGAACCAGTCGACCGCCTGCGAGAGGTATTCGGCGAGTTTCTGCACGATGCCGGTGACGATGTTCATCACCGGCTCCAGTGCCTTCATCACCTTCTCGATGGAGACGAGCGCGGTGTCGTTCTCCTTGAGTGCGCCCGCTATTTTGAGCAGTACCGGTGCGAGGAGTCCAACCATGGCAAGCACCGGCTGCTTGCCGACGAGGCCGAGGGTGGTGCCGACCTTCTTGATGCCTTCGGAGGTCTTCCCGAGGGTAGGAGGGAAGGCCTTGAGGGTGTCTGCGAATCCCTGCGCCGCGGAGGCATAGTTGCCGACATTCCGCTGGAAGTTGCCCTGCAGCGCGTCCATCTCCTTGAGCTGGTCATTGACCTTCTTGATCTCGGTGCCGAGTTCCATGCGGCGCGCCTCGTCGGAGGTGGAGCGGAACTCGCGCTTGAGTTCGGCCATCTTGTTGACGAGGCCGTTGTAGGAGTTGGTCGCGCCCTTCGCGGAGGAGATGACCGCCTCGAGGCCGGCCTTCTCGGCATAGGCCGCATCCTTGACCGCGTTCTGGTTCTCGCGCAGCAGCGCGAGTGCCTGCTTGTATTCGTCCGTGCCTATCTTCGCTTCGTTCACGATGCCCTTGAGCGCGGAGATGTTCGACCGGAGGTCTGCCACACTCTGCGCGCCTTCCACCTGGAAGCTGATGAGGCTGATGGTTTCTATGCGATTCTCTGCCATGGTCTTCTATATCGTTTGTCCGTTCGTGTAGTCCGTGGTGTCCTTCACCTTGACGAACTCGCAGTCGACGAGGTCGAAGGTGGTGAGGGAGAAGTTCGAGATCTTGCTCAGCACCCACACCGCGTTCCGGAAATACCAGAACTTGCGGAGCAGGCCCGCGCCGACCTGGAGGCCGCGCATGTCCACCTTGCAGCGCAGCACCTTTCCGTCCTTGTCCAGTCGGTCGGAGAGCCATGCCTTCCACAAGCGGTCGGAGATGGTGGCGGAGGGATCGTAGACGAGATCGGGGATGCTCACCTGCTGCGGGACGCCGAAGTCGAGCGAGTCGGTGACCGCGTCGTTGTAGATCTTGTAGCGGCTGAAGACCGGAATGTCGAGTCCGTCCGTGTTCTGCGCGAGAATCCAGCACGGCTTGCCGTCGTTGACCACATTCATCACCGGGAGGTCATCGGTCAGCGCGAACCGGTCGTAGTGCTTGTCGCCGTCGAAGAAGAGCAGCACGTCCGCGCCGTCCACCGGCGAGTTCTTCGCGTCGCGGAACTCGGCCTTCGTCCTGGCGTCGTAGTTCTGGTGTGCGGAGTTGAAGTAGGAGATGGTCGCGGTGCCTATTGGCGCGGAGATGGCCGTCTCGAGGTTCTTTCCGTCGGCGGTGTCCCAAAGGGTATATGTCACCTCTGGGTCGATGAACGGCGACGGGATGAGGGCGGAATTGCCGTCCTCTATGATGTTCCAGTACTTGTTGGTATCAAGGATGGCGGCGGCGGACTTCAGCGCGACGCCGTCGAGCAGTTTCTTCTCCTCGCTGTCGAAGTTGTAGTTCGTGTCGATGCGCTGGGAGCCGTAGTCGCGGCCGGTGATCTCCTTGTACTGCTTCTCGAACGCGCCGCCGACCGGAGTCATGCCGAGCGAGTACCACTTGCGGTCATAGGCGAGCGGCGTGATGCCGATCTCCTGCGTGTCCACCCTTCCGGAGAGGTCGATGGTCTCTCCGTCGAAGAGGGTGTTCCGCGAGACGATGCGCGCCACCTTCGCGCCGTCATCGGTGAGGATGGAGAATCCGCACATCCTGCAGAGGGCGACGAGGTAGTCCGCCGGCGTCCTGGTGGTGGAGAGGAGCAGCCGCTTGGTGATTGACGCGCCGGAGCGCAGGGTGTCCGCGCCGACGATGTAGGCCTCGGCCGTCGCGCCGTCATAGTCCGCCGCCGTCGCGTTGTAGAATTGCGAGCTGCCGTAATTCGCGAGGAAGACTGCAGGCGTTCCGGCAGATCCGACCGGGATGATGTTGTTGTAGTCGCTGATGAAGAGGACATAGGCCTTCGCGACGATGTCGATGCGCGCGATGTCGACCGCCTCCACCTCGATGGTGAAGCGGTTGTCCTTCTCGTACACATTTCCGGATTCGCGGAAGTAGTTCTGGATGTCCACCGCGATGGAGGAGTACTCGGTGTTCATCGCGTCCGGAGTATAGCCGACCGCGGATGCGATGGCCGACGGACTGATGCTGCGCGGGTTGTACATCTCCATGTAGGAGCGGCTCGCGCCGACCTTGGTGTTGTCGGATGCGTATGCGATGGCCTGGACAAAGACCACCTGCGTCATGTTTCCGTCGAGACCGCAGACCCTATCGCGGAAGAACAGCGAGAGCGCGTTCTCGGCGGGCGTGGAGTCGAGGGTGATCTGCGGCTTGAAGGTCATCTTCGCGCGGACGAGGGCGTTCGGCGAGACGCCGGACACATCGAACACCGCGACCTTGGTGTTCATGGTCGCTCCGGTGGTGCGCTGCGAGATGGTGGCTGCAGACTCCATCTGCTTGAATCCTCCCAGCGAGGGGAGCATCGGCAGGGTGAGCCAGGTCTTGAGATAGGGCGAGGCCGCAACATCGGAGAGGTCGACCGACCATCCGCCGTTGTTGTTCGCGTTCGCGATGGCGGTGAGTATCTTCTCAACGGAGATGACCGGCCGCTGGAGGTAGGAGCGGAGGTCTTTGACCGCCCATTCGTCGAGCGCGGCGGGGAAGTTAACAAGGGTGTAGCCGCCCTTTGTATTATGGCCGCTGATGGGGTGCGAGAGACCGAAGTCATCCGGATCTGCCACGGCCTTGTCCGCGGAGAAATTCGCTGGGATTCCGTTGAGCGCAGGCGCGAAGTTGATGACATCCCACATGGGGTCATTGAGAGTCACTTCGGCATCCTGGTGCGAGGTGTCGCCCTGCACTTTGATGGAGACGGCACCAGGCGGCATGGTCAGCTCGTAGTCCACGAAATCGTTCGCGGTGCCGCCGCCGTCCTGCCAATGGCCGATGACGAGGCCGTTGGTGTCGAAGGCTACGATGCCGCTGAAGCCGGTGGAGGCGAGCCGACGGCCGGACACCTTGTAGGTCTTGCCCTGCACCACCGGGAAGGTGTCGACATAGCGGCTTGCGCCGCCGGTGCCGGTCGATCCGTCGGTCTTGAGGTTGGCGGTGGCCAGGTGCGCGGAGGCCGTGATGTTTATGATGCCGTTGATGAGCATGTCCCACGCATCCGCGACCGCCGCCGCGTTGATGGTGAAGTCGAACTCCGCGTCTCCGCCGCCGGTGTAGTCGAGGTCGGCGAGGGTCATCTTCTCGCCGTCGCTCTTCTGCGCGAGGCCGTAGAGGAACGAGCCGAGACTGCCGTAGAACTGCACGGAGTACTGCGGTATGCCGTGCGTGACCTTTATGTCCGTCAGCTTGCAGTAACCGGAGGCCATGGCCTCGCCGAGTTCGTTGAAGATGGTGAACGGCGTCCTGGCGGAGGGGTCGAAGGCCGTTCCGCTGCCGCCGCCCATCATCACCGCGCGGTCGAGCCGGAAGGACTCGCCGAGGATGCGGTTGTTCTGCGGGGTGCCGGGCAGGGTTATTGTCTGCGAGTAGGCGTTGCGGATGACGGAAGGGTTGTACAAGTCCGTCAGGGCGTAGTTCATCAGGACGAGGTTCTCGTCGGAGATGTCGGCCAGCTCGCCGCCGATGTAGAGTGAAATCCGCCGTCTCATCGTCTCACCATGTCTTTTGCCAGGTTCGCGTTGAAGGAGTAACGGACGAGATGCCGCCCGCCGCCTTTGTATGTCTTGACCTCGTTGGAGGTGTCGGTCAGCACAACCGGCAGCATCCGGCCGGAGGCGACATCGTAGAGATAGACCTCGGTCGAGTTGAGGAGGTGGTGCATCCTGGAGGACTGGTTGTCATCCAGCCATCCGGTGTTCAGGTTCCATCCCTTCGTGACCTCGATTGCGTAGTCCTTGACGCCGCGGTTCTGCGGCTGCGCGTTGTCATAGTCCTTGCCGGTGGTATGGCGGACGAGGGCGTCCGACTCGCGGTCGTTGCCCTGCAGGATGAGTGAATCCCATCCGCCGAAGGCGTTGACATAGTAGACGATGAATTTCGGGCAGAGATCCTTGACCTTGTAGGTCTTGCCGCCCATCTCCACATAGTCCACATCGGAGAACTGCGAGAGGTCGAGGACGGCCGCGCCGCCATTCTCGGATGCGTCAATCGTGGAGAAATCCTCGTTGAAGTCATCGTTGAAGTCCGCGGAGCCTGCGATGTTGATGATGATGGTGGAGGTGGAGCCGTCGGTGAAGTGGATGGTGGCGGTGACGGAGGACGCGGGGAGCTGCGACTGCAGGATGTATTGGTTCGGGTCGACGAGGCCGTCGATGGGGTCGGAGAGGCCCATCACCGAAGCATCCCAATCAAGGTCATAGCTCCAGTCGTTGTAGAAGGTCACATCGTCAACCTGCGTCGGCGTTCCGTTCGGGTCGGCTATGACCACGAACTCCTGCGCGACGGCGAAGGAGGTGAAGCCGGCGAGCGCGAGTTTCGGCAGGATGGCGGCGAGGTAGTCTGCGCAGATGTCGTTGATGCGGATGATGCAGTTCGTCTCTCCTGGCCTGCGGTACGCGGTACCGGCATATATGACCGCGCCGGACGAATCGTCCAGCCGTATCTCGAAGTCCTCCTGCGCCACCGCGCCGAGGTCTACAAACCTATCTTTCCAAATGGGTTCAGCCATGTCTTTGTCCGTTTATTCAAGATATAATCCGCCCGCGTTGCGTATTTAACGCACGGACTGCGAGACCGCGCCGAAGTCCAGGCCGACATATATCTTCGCGATGTAGTCGGAGGTGTCCTGCTGCAGGGCGACGGCGAAGCGGTCGGCGAAGTCGCGGTTCAGCTCCTCTATCGTGGTCTGCAGCGCAGGGTACGGCTCGGTGCCTTCGCGCTGAATCTTGCGCGCTATCATCCATGAGAGCTGACGCGGCGAGGGGATGACGCCGTCACGCGGGCGAGGGATGACCGGCTTGACATTGATCCATTCCTCGATGGCGCGCGGAGGAGGGAAGTGCGGCGGGTAGGCGGCACCGGCCGGCGAGGACTCCTCGCCGCGCGAGCCTCCTTCCAGGTACTTCCAGTAGTAGGCGAGATCCATCGTCACCTCGAAGCCGCGGTCGTTGATGACCACCTCGGTCTTGACGGAGTTGACGAGGTCGCGCGACGCGTTGTGGTTGCCGAGTGCTATCTGGTACTTGTACACCTCCTCGGCCTTCGCGGCGTACTCCTCCAGCACTTGCCGGAGGTTGTCGAATGTCAGCAGTTCCATGTCAGTGTTCGCGTTTCCATCGTTCTGCGGCCTGGCGGTCGCGTTCGTCCTTGTCCTTGATGTATGTCGCTATGTTGAGAGCCTCGCCGATGGTCATCTTCCAAACAGCCGACCAAGGTTCGTTCGCGGTCTCGGATATTCGGCGCACCATGTCGATCCATCCCCACTTTGCGCTAAATTCGTCCACTGCTCCTTGATCATCCTGAGCAGCTCCGCCCTCTTCTTCTTGTCCTTCACCTTCTTCGTCATCAATCTCGAGTAGATTAGCATGGCCGCGGTCAAATTCCTTGACCTTCTCAAAAAAAAAGCCGACAAGTTCATGGCATCGGCCACCGAGAGGTGTTCGCGGATGAGGGCGTGAACCTCGGTGATGTCATAGCCTTCGTTGTACTCCATGCCCTTCGGGATGAGGAAGCAGGAGAGTATCTGCGGGAGGTTGTGCCGGCGGTCGGAGCAGAAGGTCTTGAAGTCGACATACTGCGCCGTAGAGATGCGCGCGATGTCGGTGTGCGCCTCGAGAATCTGCCCGGCGAGATTGTAGGTCTTCGGGATGCCGCGACGGATGGTGGGGCATTCCTCCTCGAGGAAATGCGAGGCCTGCGTCATGGCCTTGAACTCGACGATGGGGAGGCGCATGACCTCGTCGGCGGTCATGTCCGCGAGGATGGCGTTGACCTCGGCTTGGCGGACTATCTCCTCGAGGGAGTCATCGTCGCAGAGGTCGAGGATTTCGATATACTTGCCGACCGGCAGCTTGGAATAGGAGTCGATGATGTGTGTCATAGCATTCGTATTGAGTATCTGCCCTTCTCGGCGTTGAGGCCGAGGTGCGTCCATGCGCCGTAGCGCATCGCGTCGAGGGCGTGGTTCCACTTGTCTATGGGGTAGTTGAGCGAATGGCCGTCCTTGTCCTTCGCCCATGTGTAGTTGCGGAGTTCCTCGATCATCTCGGTGGAGTCCTTGGTGACCTTCAGCTTCCATCCCTTCATCCAAAGGAGCTGCCACTGCAGCTTGTCGGACTTGGTCGGCGCGTCCTTGGAGCAGGCGTTGATGTTGAAGCCTTCCTTCTTGATCTCGGAGATGGACTTCGGCTCGGCGCAGTCGGCGTAGATGGGTACGCGGCCGCTGACGCCGTCCTCCTTGAAGAACTCCGCGATGGCCTGGTTGTCCATGCCCTTCTTGTACTTGCGCTGGTCGAGGTAGAGTATCTTGCGCTTGGTGTCGGCGAGTTCGCGGATGATGGCGGTGGGATCGTTGGTGAATCCGAAGTCCATGCCGTAGAACTCCTTGAGCGAGGATGCCTCCACGCCTTCCGGCATGGCGTCGATCTGCTCGAACTCGTAGACGAGGCCGTCCAGCGAGCCGACCTCGCCCTTGCCGTACACCTTCCACCATGTCTCGTCATCCTTGTTCGCCTCAATCTCGTCGATCTGGCCGGAGGAGAGGAATTCGAGGTTGTCGAGGTAGGTGGACTTGGTGGTCACGCAGTTCTTGCGGGTCTCAATCTTCTCGATGGCCCAGAAGGATGCGGCGGGGTTGTAGTCGAGGATGATGAGTCCGGTGGTACGGACGGCGAGCTGGCGGAAGGTCTCCCAGGATATATGGTTGCACTCGTTCACGAAGAGCCGCTTTCGCGCAGGGCCGAGAACCTTGTCGGAGGAGTCGGCGGAGAAGAACTCCAGCTTCGCGCCGTTCGCGTAGGTGTAGATGGAGTCGGTGGCGTTCCAGTTCGGGTCATCCTTGAGGGAATGGCCGAGGATGGACTCGAAGTCGCGGATGGCACCCTTGCGGAGATGCGGCATGGTCTCGGAGACCACGGAGGTCACCTCGCCGGCCTTGTCCGCCTGAGGGATGAGTTCGTTGAGGAACTGCAGAGTGGAGAAGGTCTTGCCGGAGCGCGTTCCGCCCCGGTTGGAGATATAACGCGGCCGTTGCGCCGCCGCGTCATATATCATCCAGAAGACCTTGCTGAACCGCCGCTCCATCACACGCCGAGGTTTCCGATGTTCTTGACCTTCTCGGCCTCATCGTTGTTCTTGACCACGATGGTCACCGAGTCGGCGTTGTCGAGTGCCTTCTTGTCGGCCAGGCCGAGCAGGCGGCTGATGATGTTCTCCTTGAACACGCCCGAAGAGGCCATTTCCTTCTGGTATGACTCGCAGAAGTTTTTGATCTTGCCCTTGACCCTCGAAAAATCTTCGCCTCGCTTGCCATCGGAGAGTTCAGTCCACCACCGGTCATCCGCGCCGATGAAGCAGAGGAAACCGCCGATGGAGATGAGGCGAGGTTTCTCGTCGACATCCTCGGAAGACCAGCTTCCGCGGTCATTCTCGCCCTTGTGAGTGCTGCGGATGATGATGGGGTTGTCATGGCACCACTGCACGTACTTCTTGAACTCCTCAAGCAGCTCGTCTGGTTGGAACTTGAGCGGCCGGCCATATACGAAGGGAGGATAGTAGGAGATGTTCCTGCCGTCCTTCGTCTTCGCGGCCTGGGCCTTGGTCGGTTTGCTCTGCTTTGCCATGGTTCAGTTACTTCTTGGTTGTTCTCTTTCGTGCCGGTTTCGTTTCTGCCTCTGCGGCGGAGGAAGCGGTCTTGATTTCGGCCTTGCGAGTCTTGACAGCCTTCTCCTCCACCTCGACCTTGTGCGCGGCATTCTGGGCCTCGCGTTCGGCCTTGTCGGCGAAGTAGATCTTGCCTGCGTCGAGCAGGAGGTTGTAGACGCAGTGAGCGCAGGAGGTGTTGAGCCGGATGGAGCGGCCGGTGACTCTTGTTAGTACTGCGTGGATGGCGGCTGCAGCGGACTTGCCGATGCCGCGGGCGTAGTGCGAGCGCATCGCGATCGCAAATTGTTCCTCATAGGCGGAGAGGGTTGTGAATTCGTTGTCGGTGAGTTTCATATCAGTGAAGTGAATTTGTTGTAGAGGGAGATGGCGAAGGGGTTGGAGCCTGGCACCTGGAAGGCGCCACGCATCCTTGCGCGGGAGTTGCAGATGGTGGAGTGTGTGAGAGGTATGACCTCGCATATCTGCTTCTCGGTGAATCCGTCGAGTCCCATCTGCCAGATGACGATGTTGCGTCCCCAAAGGAAGTCGCGGTGGCGGTCGGTCTCGAGTATGTTGATGCCGAGGATTTCGTTCATTCGGCGCACATAGGCGGAGCCGACCTCGACCGGGTCTGCGGCATCGCGGACATTGTGCTTGTGATGCTCGTCCGAGATGGCGCGGAGTAGGATGTTGAGAAGGTCTCTCCGCTGTGCGGCGGAGAGATCCTTGACCATTTGTTTCAGTTCGTCCATCGTGATAGGATGTTGATGAGCTTTATGATTCCGTCATAGATAAATATCAAAAGTCGAGAAATCGGAAACGAAAGGAAGGAGAGCAGGGCGACGAGCGAGATGGTCTCGAAGGTGAACTCGTTCCGGACGAGTGCGAGGATGAGTCCCGACCACCAGCTCATGCAGAGGGAGCAGGTGAACGGCATGACATCGGTGACGCGTCGGCGTGTGACCTTAGAGGCGAAGCCGATGATCGTCTGGTCGAAGCCGGAGAGGTCGACGACGAAGACGATGATGAGTGTGAGGAGGATGTAGTCGGTCATGGCTGTTGAGGTCTTTTGTAAGCATTTCGGATGACTTCTTCCGCGTCCTCGAGAGACCCGCTGAAGTAGTCGATAAATGTGACGCCGGAGTGGCTGGCGATGCAGATGGAGCCGGTTTTCATAAGGGCGACCGCTGCTTCTTCAATAATGGCTTCCGATTTTCCGCGTTTCATACCTTTTGAAAAATTGTCTTTTGTGATACGATATAGTCGCCGGTCTCTGGCTTCTTGGTGATTTCCATAGGGCCGATATTCTCGACGAGGAATGGCTCGTCTTTGAAGCAATAGACCCAGCTCTCCACGCATCCCTCGGCGGGCGGCTCCAGGCGCTCCCGCTTTATCGGGGTATTCGGGAGAGGAGCCTCACCGAAATGCGCGCTAAAATCCGTGACTATCACGAGTGCCAGCTTCTCGTTTTTCCGGCGAATGGTCTCGAAGACCGCCTCCATCATTGATGATCCAAAATCCGTTATCATGGCTACATTGATTTGATTGAGTTCTCAAGCAGGGCAAGTGCATCAGGGAAGGCCCACAAGTTTTTGTGCGCCCAGGAGATGACGGCGTCCTTGCGGATGTATTCGACACCTTCCTCACCGGCCTCCACATCAAGGAGGCCGATGTCGGAGAAGGTGCATTCGTTGAGGGTGAGTTTGTCTGGTGCTTTCATATATTCTTCATTCGGAATCGTTCGGTGTAACCTTTGACGGCGGAGAGAAGGTCGACGAGCGCGGAGAAATAGGACGCGCCTTTCCCCATGAATACGACCGCTCCACCATGTCTGCCGATGGTCAGTGTGATTGGAGCATCCTTGACTTTTTCGACCTCCACGCCGGTAGATTCTATGATGCGCTCACATGCGGTCTCTGCCTGGATGATGGTCAAGTCCTGCGCGGCCTCCTCGCGGATCTCCGCGGTGGCTCCGTTGTCAACGAGTTTCTGGGCGACCTGCTGGACGGCAAGCAGGCCGATGCGCTGCCCGACGAAGTACATGCCTTCCGCGTCGCGGATGCCCGCGAGCAGCTCGTTCGTGAATTTCAAGAGGGTTTCGATAGGTGTCATAATGTCTTGTAGATTTGTAGGATGTTGTTCTTGATTCTTAATACCTCCTTGCGGATGGTGGTGTGTGAGAGGCCCATGAGTTTGCCGAGTTCCCGATAGGAGCCGAGGTCGGCGTAGAGCAGGATGATGGTCTTGTCGACCTGGTTGAGATAGGTGTCGATGATGTACTTGACCTTGCTCACCCTCTCCTCGTCCTCGTTGAAGACGGAAGGGTCGAAGGCGTAGTCCGACTTTATCTCGGTGAAAGTCCTTGCGGTCTTGGTGGCGTGGTTCATTGGTCTTCGGTCTTGTAGTCAATCTCGTCGGTCATCTCGCCGAACTTGCGGATGATGTAGTAGTAGCGCGAGTTGCGGCTCTCGACATTGTTCCGGATGATGCGGTAGATGAAGAAGCGGATCTCGTTCTTCTCGTACAGCTCCCTGACCTTGTCCTCGTCATACTCCAGGAGGATGATGTAGACCATCTGGCAGAGATCGCAGAGGTCGAAAGTGATGGGAGTCTTGTAGATACGGCGCACCATATCCTCGACAACATGGCTCTTTGCCAATTCCTCCACGATCTCGTGCCTGGTCATAGGTTCAGGGTTTATTCGGTGACATAGAGTTTCTTGATAAATTCGTCGGCCATGGCGAGGGCGGTGTCGACGATCTTTGAGGCGTTGCGCGCGGAGAGGTGACCGCGGCCTTTGGATAGGGAGACGAGGAGCTGCTGGGAGACGGAGGCCTTGACCTGGCCCATCTTGCGGGTGATGATGTTCATCTTCTCCTCTTCGGAGAGTTCCTTCGGACGCCTGGCGACCGGTGAGGAGGGTTTCATTGACTTGCTTGACATAATGGAATGGTTTATAGATAGTCTTCGTTCTCGAGGGCCTTGGCGAGCAGCTTCGCGGCGTCGACCGACACCGCCACTGCAATTGCCGGAGTCCTCGGAAGATCCGCGATGAGAGCGGCCAAGATTCTCACCGAGGCCTCGCGGATGAATTCTGCGCGCCTGGAGGCGGCTTCCTCGGAATAGTTGCGAGGAGCTGGCAGGGAAGATTGTGCTGTTGCTGGCATGGTTGTATGAATTAGTAGTCGATTGCGTCCTGCTTGTTGATGAAGAAGTGGATGCCGTGCGAGCATTCGTTCCAGCGATCCTCGTCGAAGGAATCCGGCAGCACCAGCTCACCGACCTTGTAGGTGACATGATGGTCTTGAGCGGTGTTCTCGATTTCCTCGATGGGGTTGTTTCCGTCCTCGTCGGTGATGGCCAGGACGAGTGCCTTGTCGCAGCGGCACTTCTGCGTGGTGGCGGAGCAGCGGCGGGCGTCCTCCGGGATCTGGAGTTTCACCAGCTTGCCGTGTACCTTCTTCCAGCCGATGAACGCGCCGTCCGAAGGGCAGGCAAACGGAATGTACGGAATCTCTTTTGCGCCGCGGAGGTCTGCGCCGCGGAGGTATGCGCCGCGGAGGTCTGCGCCGCCGAGGTCTGCGCCGCCGAGGTCTGCGCCGCGGAGGTATGCGCCGCCGAGGTATGCGCCGCCGAGGTCTGCGCCGCGGAGGTATGCGCCGCCGAGGTCTGCGCCGCGGAGGTA